CCACCTACATAGTCTTGTATATAAAATGGATTATCTATAACCCATTGTTTATACTGTATAAATAGTGCCCATAAGTCGTCTGGAGAACCTATAATTCTAGGTTTTCCAACTTTTCCTTTCTTTACAGGGGTTTCTGTAGAAATTTCAAGCGTTACTGGAACGCTTTCAATTGCCAAAACCTCGTTGTTTTCTGATAGGCTGTTTTGATTTTCCTCCACCATTTGAGGTGTCTGTTCTGTTTTGGGTGCTGGATTCAACAGAGGCTTTGTTTCCTTGCTTGTTTTGTCCAGAGTTTTCTTTACTACTTTCGCCATTTTCGTTTCCTCCTAAATCTATGTGTTTAATTGTTGTTGATATATAGTTTTTTACTGCCTTAGCATTGAGCTCGTGCTTAATCTTCCCGTAATGGAAGAATGCTATCTTGATATTATCCGACATACACGGAACACAATTACTAGACTTTGGTCTAAAGCCTGCAATAATATGGATAGCGTCTTTGATGTGCTCATAGTCGAATGCTGTAAACTTGCTGTACTGAAGCTTTACGAAATCTTCGTGCTTCTCTTCTAAATGCATCAGGAGTTCTATAACCTCCAGTTTTTCGATATCTGTTAGTGTCTTCATGTTTACTTCTCTAAGTGCTTGGTTACAACAATGGTCAAAATCGCTGCTAAGCAACCAGTAAATATACCGATTACGCCTAACCCAAAGTAAAACGAAGAGAACATACCTATCCAGAAAGCCATGCAATACCCACAACCAAAAGGTTTAGGGGCGGCTTTTCCTAGATGCAATAGGAAACGTTCGTTTAAAAAATCCGAAAATGCAATACCAAAAAAGGTACATAATGGCGCCAGCATGTATGCTAGCTGAAGTTTTGATTGTGTGTCCATGTTTATTTTGATTTAAGTTCGTGTTTGGCTATCTGTTTAATCTTCTCGATGCTGCCTTTTATTGAGGCGCTTGCTGTTTTATATGGTATGTTGGTTTGCTCACTAACCTTCTTTACGCTCTTGAACTCTGAGAACAATTCTACAAGCGTTTTATCAAACCAGTCTAGTTCTTCATTCATTGCCTTTTCAACACGAACTATCAAAGCCTCTTTCAGCTCTTGTTCCTCGTTGTCGTTGGTCATATCAAAACAAGCCTTGCCTAGCTCTTCCTTGATATCCTTGTGCCTGAATTTCGTGTAAAAGCTACCATTCTTAGAGTTGAACTGATTTGTGGCTATCTTAAAAAACAACCACTTTATGTACCCATTATCTACAGAGCGCTTCAATTTATCAAACGGCTGGTCATATATAGCCAATATAACCTCGTGGAACAGGTCTTCTGCGTAATCGCTACCAGCTATATTCCTGCAAGCTGTCTTGAGTTTTGTGTCTTTGTATAGCTCTAGAATAACCTTGTTTCTGTATTCCGTTTCGGTCTGGTTTGGTTGTGCCTTCATGGCAGCAAATTTAAACCGTGTAGCCAAAAATTTTCACGTAAAATTTCCTCATTAATTAAACGGCTTTAGCCCCACTCATTTCTAGTAAGCAGGGCTAAGAGCCTAGAAGAATCAAATTTTAGCGGTCTTTGTTTTAACCAGAAAAGCAGTAACCTTGATTTATCTGTGGCAACATGTATTCAGGTTTAAATATATCTGGTCTCACAACTTGCACCCTCAAATTCTTAGGACATGAAGCTCTTGGTAGTAATATCCACCTAGTCTTTTTTCTGGCTCTTGGCTTGTTCATCTAGCAGCTCCTTAGTTTTAGGGTTGAAAATTGTAGATAGTGCTTCTGGGTCGAAGTCTTCGCTGTCTGGGTCAGCTAGTGTAAATAGCGTTAGCTGTAACATCAGCTTGTTTAGCTCGCTGTCATTGATTCTTGCAGCAGCTAAAGCCACTTCACCTATGATAGAGCTTAGGATAGAAACAGGAACCTTGTAGCGCCTCATCAGAGCGTTGTTCTTGATTTCGTTAAGCAGTTTAGGAGTATGCACTCTAAAGCTACCATCTTCAGCAGTTGGTAGAACGTGCTTCAGTAATGGGTTCTGTTTAACTTTGGTTTTCTTTAGGATTGGAGCAGCGCTCTCAATCTTTTCGTTGTTGTTTGTTGTGTCCATATTGTTTTAATTGGGTTTGTTGCGTGTTTATTTTACTAAGCCTTTAGTCATAACGTCTTCTTCGATTGTGCGAGCTATAACTACTCTTTCTGGTAGTAGTGGTTGTCTTATAACCTTTAACCTGTTGTTGTCTTTAAAGAAGTATTCAGGGCAATGACCTGTAATATCTATAATGTTGCAACCAGAAACACCCTTTCCTATATAGATTTCAATGGTTTTTTTAGGTTCATAATACAAGCTAACTTTAAATTCAGTTATTTCCATGGTTTAGTCGTTGTTATCAAGAGCCTTTGCGTCATACACTCCTATTATCTTGCAGTGTTCGACGTGTATGCCAAACATTCCGTAGTCCTTCTGAAAGCATAACCCACCTCCAGAGAATCCTGTTACTGGGTTTGGGTGAACAAAATGCTTTTGACCCTTCTTGTACCATAGGCCATCTGGTTCAGTGTGTATGAGAACTTGCATACACAACTTTGGAGCTTTATTTTTATTTGCCATAACCTATGCTTTTGGGGTTTCTAGTTTATCCGAATTCTCTAAAACATACTTCTCTAGCTTGATGAAAAGCACTCGAATGTTAGCCATTGCTGCTTTACCCTCTTCGGTTTCCATGATAGGCAGAACCACTAACCCTATCATCTTTCCAAGCGCTGCAAGTTTTTCCTTGTCAGTTCCTGTCTTGAAGTAGTTTGGAACGGCTTGCGCTGCTGCCATTTCTGCCTGTGTCGGTTTCGCTTGTGGCGCTGCTTGCTTTTTGCTGGTCTGCTCCAATTCCTTTGCCTTCTTGTCTAGCTCAGCTTGCTTAGCTTTTTGCTCTGCAGCCACTTTAGCCATTTGAGCTTTTTCTAGGTCTAACTTGTCTTGCTGCTCCTTTAGCGCCTTGTTTTTCTTAGCCAGCTCTTCATCTGCTATCTTCTTGTCTGCAGCAAACTTAGCTAGCCTTTCATTTTCGGCCTTATCTTTCAACTCTTTGTCTGCCTTTGCTTTGGCTTGGGCTTCCTTTTCAGCTTTAGCCTTAGCCTCAGCTTGCTCCTTTTCTAGCTTAACCTTTTCCTCTTCAGCTTTCTTAGCCTTGTCAACAGCAACCTCCATCAAGGTCTTAGAATCTTCTAACATTTTCTCAAACTGCTCTTCAGTCAAGAATGCTAGGTCTGGACAGAATGGAGCATAAGCCTTGTAAGGCTCTATCTTGGTAGCTCTTTCAGCTCTTACTACCGCTTCTTGCTCTACTTTCCAGCGCTTTTCAAAGTCTTCTTGCTTCTGAAGGTGTTCCTCTATAGGTTTCACCATGAATTCAATGATGTTGTACGCTCCATCTACAGCCTTGTTGTATCTAAGGCTTTCCTCTTTCAATGACTCTTTAACCTTCCTAGCTTCTACACGAAGGTCTTTAAGCGCTAACCTAGCTGTTCTAGCCATAGCCATTTCTCGCTTTTGACTGATGTCAGTAATTACTAACTCTTTAGCGCCTCTGCTCCAGTTCTCAATCTTCTCGATAAGAGGAAAGAACTTTTCCTTGAATGAGCTGGCTATCTCTGTAGATAGGTTGTTTTTCGTAATCGCTAGTTCGATTTCTGTTCTAGGTGTCAACACCTTTAGTTCTTGGTTTTCCATGTTGTTGTTATGTTTGTTTTGTTTAAAAAATGTTTCCTGTTACTGTTACTGGTAGCACGTCGTACAAAGGCAAGTAATCCTCTGTACAATTCTTTGTTTTGATAAAGAAACCTCCATATTCGCTATGGTAGATAACCTCCCCCTCTTCTGTTGTATCTCCAGCGTATATTTCCTTGCCGTTGGTGTCGATAAATCCAGTGAACTGAGTTGCGTCTTTCACCCAGAATACCCAACCACTTATAACACCATTCTCCACAGGGCTTGTCATTTGCTGGCATATAGCAAAAACAATTCCTTTGTCGTCGCAAATAGGGCTTCCGTAAATGGCTTCGTTTGTTGATTTTTTGAAGCCTCTGAATTTTACTATGTTTTTCATGTTTTAATCGTTTGTTTTGTATCCTAATTCTTTCTTTACTGGGTTCTGCCTTGCTTGGCGCTCTTCGTACAGCTTACCCCTAAGCTCTGCGAATTCCTCTTGAAGCTTTCGCCTCATTCTGGTAATGCTTTCACCGCTTGTTAGTTGGCCTTCGCTAAGCATTTTAAGAAGCTCGGTCGAGTTGCAACCCTTCTTTTTAGCTCTGTCTAGTTCAGCCCACCAAAAGTTGGCAATAAGCCTATTGTCATCATCTCTTGTGTGTGGTGTCGAAGTGAGAAGGTTCTTAACCATCTCTTTGCAATCAGTAATTTTCTTGTCTGTCATATTTGTTATTGGTTTGGTTGTTAAAATGGAAAGTCTTCAGATGAAGAGAATGATGCTACAGGGTTTTCAACTAGTATTTCGGTAGGGTGGTTATATATCCAATTCTGTCTGTTAGGCTCAGAACCAGAAGGGTAATACCTTCCACTGATTCTTTCGTACTTCATTGGTACAGCGCCAACCTTTCCCCAATGCTCAAACTTGATTTTCTGAAAGTATATCTCGCTTATATCCTCCGTAAAGTTTCGGTATACAGATATACCTCCATCTGCCTTGTTGTAGAAGTTCGCGGAACCAGAGCAGTCATACAGGGTAGGTAATTCGTAAAGTCCAGTGTCTCGGTTCTTCTGCATTTTCTTAGGGTGAACCACAAGGAAGCAATGAACTTGGTTCATCTCGCAAAAAGCAGCAATCTCGTCTAGTGTCTTTCCTACGTAGCTGGTGCTATCGTCGTTGTGGTCAAGTTTGTTCCAAGCGTCTATGACAAAGAACTTGACACCTTTCCTTTTAACTAGCTGCGAAACCGACGACAAAATACTCTTCACGCTATACTCTTCCTCAGGTTTTACAAACCAAAATTCATCTCGAATGTACTCTGTAAAGTCGTTCAGCTCTTCAAGGTTCATCTTGTATTCGCCATCCCAATGTTTTCCTGTGTATATCCTAGCAAGCTTTGAGGCATGCAACTTTAAAGGCTTGTTCTCTGGTGAATAGAAACCACCTTTCCATCCATCTATGATGTTTAGCCTTGCACACAAAAAGTCAAGGAAACTAGTTTTACCATGACTAGGTATTCCAGTAAGTACAGTAATGTACCCCTCATGGTAACTAAGGTGCTCGTCAAGTGGAGCTATGCTAGTCTTAGCTCCTTTAGGTAGCCCGTTGTAGTAGAAGTCTAGAATCTCATCTTCTATATCCTCAAAGCTAAACACACCTGTCATCCTGTACTGGGTTGGCTTGGTACAGTGTTCTACCACAGCCTGAACACCTCTGTTCATAAGGCAATCGTTGGCATCTTTGTTCTCTCCAAATACAACGTATGAGCAATTCTCTTTGCCAAGCCTTATTGATAGTTCCTCTCTAAGGTTTCGGCCTGCTAAATCGTTGTCAGTGCATATAACCCACTCTTGTATGTGTTTTATATCCTCCCAACTATTGTCTATATAGGCAAGGTTGTTCTTTTCTTTGGTTGCTCCGTTCGGAACGCTTACAACATTAGTCAAGCCGCAAATGTGCAGGCTTAAAGCGTCAATTTCACCTTCTACCAGATAGGCTTTGGATTGACCCTTCAAAGAGTCAATGTTGTACAATATAAGCTCAGCTCCTTTGTGCATTCTGAAGTTCTTGTCTCCATCTCTGTACTTGGTGTTAACTATCTTTCCATCCCTATAGTAGTTAAACATCAGGCAAGTTCGCTTCTCGTTAACCTGAGGAAAGAATTGTTCTCCAGAGGTTACGTTTAACTGGTTTAGTGCTGTTGCTGTTATCGAGCGTGTCGCAAACCAAGCAACCATTTTGTCAGTAAGCTTGGTTTTAGGTTCTGGTGGTGGTGTATAGGTTCTCTTCTCTGGCTTGGCCTCTCTGCTAGATACACCACCAGCCCATCCACAATGGTTGCACCTAAACACTCCTTTGTCTAGGTTTACATTCAAACACTTGTCAGATTTCTTGCGTCTGTCAGGGCTGCACTTAGGGCAAGTGGTGTAAACCGAGCCACTTGCTCTATTCTTAACATCTATTCCGTATTCTTCGTAGGTCATAAAGTCATTTTGTGTGTTAAACCACTGCCTTTTGTTGAGGTGTTAGGCTTTGTGCCTCTCATCGCCAGCCAATTTCTAATTGTTAGGTTTACGTCAAGGTTTTTCTTTGTCAAGTCAACCCTGTTCTCCATTGCTTGAATGATTCCAACCACGACATCTCTACCATAATCACCTTCAAGTTTCTTGGCCTTGTCAAACGTTAGCTGCTTCTTCATCTTGCAAACGTTCTCGGTTCTCTTTTCTACAAGAATCTGAAGGTAGTGCTTTTGCTCTGCTGGTTGCTCAAACAACACCAATGCTTTCGGAGTTTCTGCCTTGATAAGGTCATGCTCTTGCTGGCCTTCTTTTTTACTTATACTATTACTTATACTATATAAATTATCAGAAAAAGAAGAGAATAAGACGCCGATTTCGACAGGGGCAGGTAAAGCCGTTTGCGTATCTGCTTGTGTTTCAGGTTCCTTATGCTTGGAGCATTGCTTGGAGCATTTTAAAGCCGTTTGCGTATCGCATTGATTTTCACATTCCTTATGCTTGGAGCATTGCTTGTGCATTGCTTGGAGCATAAAAAATTCCTCATTTTCGGTTGTCGTCTCTAGAGCTAGACCAGACGAACCCCAACGAGAAGCGGCAGCTTTTATAGCCTTTGCCTTATTGGTCTTAGACCTTCCATCCACTTTCAGCATACGATTCCTGAATGGAGCACTGTAGAAAAACTCGTTACCTTCTATAGTGAATAGGTTGTAGTTTAGTATAACACACTTAACCTTTTCTATGCTGGTTCCGTATCTTCTAGCAATTGGTGGAACTAGAGAGACATGGCACTTGTAGTCCTCTTGAACACGAAGCGTTTCTAGCAACACCCAAAATATTCCATACCCCTCCAAACCCATCTGCTCTATAAGAAGCATACATTTAGGGTCGTCTTTCGCATTGTAGTCATGCGGAAAGTTAAAGTTTTCTTTTGAAGGTTTCATGTTAAATGGAGTTAGAATGTTCCTTTGCAGACCTTTTTAGTTCTACTACAGCTCTTTCGAGTACCTCAACCAGCCCATCAGTTTCTTTAGTGTTGGTTGTTTTTATCGCTACGCTAGTTTCTTTGTGTTTAATGAAAAACGTGGATTTAACGTTTGCTTCATTAAAAGCAGTACATGTTACGATTGAAATAACTAAGTCTTCCTTAGAAATACAAAAGCTTGTTGTCTTTGATTGTTGTGGTTTCATGTTAGTTGTTGGTTTAGTTGTTAAAGAGGAAGCCCTCTATAAATAGGAAAGGGTCTAGCAGCCACCACAGCCACTAAACCCTACTCCTGAAACAACTCTGTCAGCTTAGCTGACAAACAAACCTCTGCAAATATATACCAAGTTACCGAATTTGCCTAGTAAAAATTTCCACAGGTTTTCATCTGCCTTGACATCATTAGGTTCAAGGTACGGAATTTCTATACGCTCTACGTATATACCCTTGCTTAGCAAGTACTCAACAACCCCTTTTCTACCATGTTGTTGCCACCAAAAAACTTCCTTGATACCAGCGTCAACAATCTTCTCAGCACATTGTTGGCAAGGAAGCATTGTTACGTATAAAGAGTACTTGAGCGTTGTTGTGTTGTAACCATGTTTTTCTTTCAACTCCTTGCAGGCCAAAGCTTCAGCATGAGCAACGTTAGGCTTTGACTTGCCGTTGCACTCGCAAGCCTCGTACCTTTTACCCTCCACGTGGTTGAATGTTTTGCTTGTAACAAACAGGCCATTAACAGTAATGACAGCACCAACCTTTCGGCGGTTGCAAGGGCTAAAGGAGCGCGCTACCATAGCACGCTCCATAAAGTATCTGTCTGAACTTGTTGCCATAACTAACTGTTATCCCCTTGCTTAATAAACGTTCCGTTCTTTATCTTGCCTTCTCTAGAGTGAACCTCTTGCCAAGCCAAATTAAGCGCTTGTTCAAGTGAAATTCCTAAGCTAGCTGCTAAGTTCACCATAACTATAAGAATGTCTCCTAACGCATCTGTGTACCCTTGTTTGTTGTTTCTGAGAACGTGCCTACACAATTCGCCTGACTCCTCTCCTAGCTTCACAATCTGAGCGTGTGAGGTGCATTGAGCTAGAATACCTACCTTGTCAGCCCACTTTCTGATTGGCTCGAACTCGTTGGATAGTAGCTTGGTTGTTTCGTGCTGCCACTCGTAACCACCTTCTAGAACGCTACGAACGTCACTCTTGAAAACATGTAGCGAGTTAGCAAAGTGTGTGTAATAACCAATGTCAACACCAAGCCTGAAAGCAACCATCTTTTGAAGTGACGTGAAGTTATATACGTCATAGGGCAGAACATTTAAGCAATTGTTAGACCTCATGTTAACAACCATGTCCAGCGCTCCGTTACGAACAAAGAAACTGAAACCAACAGTACATGGATACTCGTGGGTTGTCTTGCTTGTTAGTATAATCTGGTCGCTTGGCCACAAGATAGATACATAACTACGCCTGCCTTCCTTCTGAACCTTCAACTCGTTGACAGCAACATCTAGCTGTCCAGCAAGCTTGATTCCGTAGCTGCCAGAAAAACCTTCAGGAAGGCCGCTTGTGTCAATGAATCTTTGAGCCCAAGGATTGAGCCTGAGTACTTCAGAGCTTAACTCTCCTTTACCAGATATCAACCAGTCAAAGAAAGCTTGCGCATACTCGTAGTTGCTATGCTTGTTCTTGTTGGCTAATGGATTTGTTAGTGTAAAGCCAACTCCAACCATTTCGCTGGTGTCGTGGTTTACATAATCTGGATTGTGGCAAATCTCGTGAACGAAGAAGCTTTCTGCTTCTGCGTAAGTCTTGAAAGAAGTAACTCTTCCATTGCTGCTGTTAGATTTTCTTAAATTCATAAATTGTGTGGTCGTTGATTTTAAATGATTTTTTTAATTGAAATAAACCTTCTGTAAGCCTGAGTATATCTCTAGATGAAACAAGTTTTGTTCCTTTTAACTCTTCAAGCCTTTCAGCCATAAAGATATCCTCGTTTTCTACTATAATAAGCGTTCCGCCTTGCTTGCAGACTTCATGGCTGGAAAATATTAGGTACTCTTGCCATTCTAAGTTTTTGCAATGAAGTATTTCGCTTAGAAGAACAAAGTCGTACACGCCTTCATGAAGCGTACCCTTATACCAGTCTGGTTTCGCCTCAAAGTCAACTGATATATCCCCTTCTCTGTCTAGCACTATTGCTGTACTAAGTGGATTGTCAGCCTCAAATTGCTTGGCATAAGAACCTTTGCCGCCGCAATAATCTAGCAACACCTTGTTTTGCAATCCGTAATATCCAAGGTGAAACCATATTTTGTAAAGGTAAACCCTAAAGTAAGCATCCAAACCCTCTCTAAGCAATTCGTAAGGTGCTTCCCCAAGCATTGCATACCTCATATGGTATTGAATGAGCGGCCTCAATTCTTTCAGCTCTTCAGCTTCCTTGTCTGTAAGCTCGAAAAAGTCGTTAAACTTAGGGTTTGCTAGCAGCAAGTATGGCGAATTAAGGTATTGTATAACCTTGTTGTTAAACATTAGCGTGACCCTTTCTAAGCTTTACTCTGTCTCTTTCTAGGTAGTTGTTAAGCGAACCCATGTATGCTACAGCATCCAGCAGGTTATCCTCCTTGTCGTTGACTGATTGTCTAGATAACTTGACAGCTATTATTACGTTGTAAGCGTCTTCAGTGGTAATCTCCTTGTCGCTCATTTCTGATGCTATTCTAGCGCACCTCTCCATGTTTGCGATAAAGTTGCCATACTTCCTTACATGCTCTTCGTCATTTAGGTTGACGATACCATTAGCTCTTTCTAAAATGTTCATTGTTTTGTGTTTGGTTTTTTAGTTTGTTTATAATCTCTGTGACTAATTTCGTGGTCGACAACCTCTGTTGTTTCTACAAGAGAGTTGTCAATGACACCTAAAGGCATCTCTACAAAGGCTTTGGTTTCTATGTTCTGGATTGTTCCATACCACCTAGTATCCTTTACGCAAACACCTGTAAGCTTAACCTTAGCCCCTTTAGGTGTTGTGTAAATTTTGCTTGGCGAAACCTCACGCATTGTAAATATGCATTAGTGTTGATAACTGGGATTTTAGCTCTGATATACCAAGAACTGCTATCATTTCCTTGGTTTGCTTTTCTCCGTACAGCCTGCTGTCTTTAATATGCTTAGCGCCTTCCTGTCTATAGGAAATCTTAAGCTTGAGCTTTTCTATCTCAGATTCCATAGATTCCAAGGACTTGAAAGCGCAAGCGCACATTATTAACTGCCTGTACTTGGCGACAACCTTACCGCTCTTTTTCCTGTGTTCTAGGTCTGTCAAACCTTCCGCAGCTCTTAGTTCATAGTTTAGCAGCAACCTAAGGTTTTCGATTCTGCTTTGCAAGTTGTTTTTAGTTTCTTTCATTGTTTTGCGGTTTAATCTTCTTGTTCATCAGTTGCTAGGCCTGTTTTAATCCTGTTAGGGTTAAATGGCGCTGGTGTCTCGAATACAAAGGCAGGTATCTTGCTTAGTAGGTTAGCTACAAAAGGGTCTTTGATAGCCAAAAGGTCTGTTATCAACTGAACTGAATGAACTTGCGTGCTTCTGTCCTGTTTCCATATAGCAGCTATCTCTTTTTGCGTAAAGGCTTTGGTTTCGTCTATCCTGTAGGTAATGACCTGCCTAATGATGACGTTTTCACGCTTCTTGCCTTTAGCTCTAATCTCGTTAAACCCAACACCAACAGCTTCGCAGGCATATCTAGCATAACTTTCAAGTATCCTTTCAGAGTTCTTGCTTAGCCTGCTAATGTCTCCGAAACCTCTTTCCTTTGGCTTTAATACTATATACCCCTTGTTTTCCAGTAGGGTTATTGCTTGCTTTGGTGTCATTAGTTTACAGCCCTTTCAAGTAAAATTTGCGCTTTGCTTTCTAGCCATTCGACGCATTGGTTTAGTCTAGTAAATACCAGCTCTGCATCTTCTTTAGGAAGTTCAAAGCTAAGCACATGAAGTTGTAGGTTCTTGTGTATGTACCTCTTGTCAAAGCTTACAAAGTGACAGGTTGCGCTACCAGTAATAACTGCGTTACCTAAAAGTTGCCAGTAAGCATCAGGTTTCTTTGCCTTGAACTTTTCTACTGTATCGAAAGACAAGTGTTGCAAGTGGATTGCGCTATTCATTGGGCATTTGAATTCAGCGACAGCCCTAAGCATAGCGTTGTGCGAGTCTGGAGAGCCTCCACACCACTTGCCGTAAGTAAAGAACTTTGGTGCGTAGGTTCCAAAATACTCCCACCCTTCCTGACCTAAGTACTCTTTGAATGAATCGAATGCTAATGGTTCATTTTCTAAACCCCATTCTGTAGCCATGAATGTCGGCCTGCTGTCAGTAACCTCTTGAGCTGTCATAAGCTCTGCTAGCACAGTATTCAGATAGGTTTCGCCAGCTACAGAAGGAAAATTTCCTTTCTTGTCTAGCCCTATGATGTTACTGAACTCGCTAGAGGTAGCTCTTGCTAGCCTCTTGATTTTCCATAATCTTTGTGCTTCGTTTTCCATGTTTGTTGTGTTGGTTAAATGTTTGTTTTTTGTGCTGCTTCTTGCTTTGCGTCTTTGAGTAATTGCATTCTGTTGGATAAGTCACCACTTTGAAACCAGCGAACCGCTCCGAATGTCCTATCCACTGCCTTTGGCTTGCGCTTCTTAACCTCAGGTAGCACTTTACACATGAACTTTTCAATCTTGGCTTCGTCGTACTCGCAGCGTGTCGCAGTTGCGAAAGCCATACAAAGGTAGCCAAGTCTGGGCAGACATTCCTCCATTTTCTCGATAACGTTGTATCTCCAAGTAGGGTTAGAACTTAGCTTCTGGATATCTAGAAACCTTCTTTGTATGTTCCTATGTTTTATCTTTTGAGCCTTTTGTTTAGTGGTTCCTGTTACGTTAGCCATTGTCCATTCCCCTTTCTTTAAGTATCTCGTCGAACAAAACGCTCTTGTTCTCTATGAAAGCTGACATGGAGGCAACGTCTTTTCTGTTGAGGTCTTTACCAAATAGCCTGCCAAACTTTTCTGCTGCATCTTTTATAGCGTAGCTTTCTGCTGCAGGTGAACACATTTGCACAGCACTAGTCTTAACCTTGCTAAAGTCTGTTGCGGCTGCTCCTTTGTCTGTCTGTATAGGCGCAGCGCCTACTCCATCTTGAAATTCGTGCTCTCCTGATACTGGGTTACGAACGTGAAGCCTAACCACCACCACAACGCTATTAGCTATAACGCTAACGCTTTTTATCTCGACAGAGAACTTGCCATATACAGCCACCAGCAAGAATTCAACCTTGTCGATAGGTAGGTATTCAGTGTTGTCGGCAAACTTGTTTTGCTTTATCCACTCCTTTTTAGGAGGTTGAGCCAAAAGCCTGTTTAGCTCATTGTTCTTTGATGCCAACTCTAAGTCGTCATACAAAGTTTCGATTTTTACTAGTTCCTTACTCATTTTAGTTTATCCTTGGTTATGGTGGTCAATGTTTTCTAGGTCTTCAAAGTACGTGTCCGTTAGGCTCTTCATTTGAGCTTTAATGTTCTCGTGAGCGAACGATAAACCCATAGAAGCGCTAAGCTTAGCCAAGTCCATTAGCCTGTCTAAGCTGCTGGTGGTGTCGGCCTCTTCAGTTAATTTCTCGTGAGCGTATTTTTCTAAGGCCTCTCTTGCGTCTGACTTGACGAAAGGACTAGAAAACTCTACAATATTTTCGCCGCCAGCCATTACGCAAACCTGACTAGATGTGCAAAACTCCTCCACTTGCGAGAACCTGTTAGGATACAAAACCCATGTAGTCGTGTCGCATACAGCCCATGTTGCGTCATACTTGACTAGGATAAGAATGGTGTTAGGTTTGTCCACAAACCTGAAAGTTTTACCAGCTCTAAATTTTTTGTGTTCTTGTAGCATTGTGTGTTATGTGTTGTTTGGATTGTTGAATGTGAAATAAAGCGTCTGCTATTTTGGACTTGGCTTTCATTAGCGAAGTTGCGCTAAGGTCTTTGCCTGCCTTGTTGATGAGGAGCAAACCTTCCTCAATGTTAGATTCTGCTGTTCTTGCGTGAAATAGTGCTTCGTTCATGGTTGTTGGTTAGTTTAAACTGAAATTAGCTAGTTTTCCGACCTTTTTAGCTATAATAGCACAAAGATAGTCGGCCTGTTTTTTCTTGTAGATATTACCTTCCTTAATGGCAATGGTTCGCAAAGCGTCAACTTTGTTGTACCTGTTTATGTAGTTTTTTACGTGCATTGGTTTGGTTGGTTATGGTTGGTTAAAATCCCTGTTGAACTAGGTAAGCACTAAGCGCCTCGTTCGCAAGGTCGTTGAAAGATTGATTGAACCTAGCTTTCTGTAGCTTTTTGATTCTTGGCAACAATGTCTTGTCAACTGCTAAACTAGTTGACTTTCTTGCTGGCTTGGTCGCCTCCCTGCCTTTTTTCGGTGTTTCCTGTTGCATTTTGTTTGTGTTTTAAGGGGTCAGGCTCAAAACCTAACCCCATTTAAAATTAGTTTGCGTAAACAAGTTCTCTGCTATTGTTATCTAGATAGCTCATTACTTCGTCGAAAGCCATATTGCTCAAAGCGTAACCACCACCAGAATAAAGATAGTCATCTTTTTGCGCTTCTTCCTTAGGTGCTGCTACGTGGTTGGTGTACCTAGTAACTCCGTTGAATAATCCCCATAGAGTTGACCCTTCTAAAACAAACTCTTTCTCTATGCTGTCTATAAAAGCAGTTACTTGGTTGCGCTTGCGAGCGGATATTTCGCTGGTCTTGGCCTCCATCTCTACGCCAAACAACTTCTTAGTAAGTCTGGCGACGAAAGCCTCTTCACACTTGTTGTCTGCTAGAATCTTGAACTTGCGAAACAATGTGTTGTCTAAATCCATTGTGGTTCTAAGGTCTAACATAGCTGCCTGAACTCTGTCGGCAGCTCCAGAAGTATGGCGAATTTTGGATATACCCTTGTATGCCACGTGAAACGTGTTCTCGCAAACAATTACTGTATTGGTCGAGCCGAAACCTATGCTAGTACTTCCGTCGTGGCTGTTTGTGCAAGTAACCCAACGCTTAACGCCAGATTTTCCTACATATTCCTCAGGAAGTTCAGCCTGCAAGAATACTCTTCTGCCACCAGCAAGTTCGCCGCCCCTGTTAACTTCTATACCCAAGCCATCCGAAGCCATAACGATTGTTTCGGCTACTTCATGGTTCTGAAAAGGTGTGTATGCTCTACCCATTGTGCCTAACCACTGCTGGTTGTCGTTACGGAAAATGCCGTAGCTTTCAGTATCTCTACCATCTTTGGTAGCCAACTGCTCCTTGTTCACTGTCCAGTTAAGGCCTGTAACCTCCAAAAGTTCAAAAACTCTTTCCTCAATAGAAAGACCTGCTGCAAATTTTGCCTTGTTAAATGATTGTACCATGTTTGTTGTTGTTTGGTTGGTTGTTGGTTGTTGACTATGAATTGTGTGTTGATTTGAAGGTTGAAAGCTTTACAACTTCTGCAGTTCTGTAAGAGTAAATCTCAATTTCGGTATGGGTGTCCGCGAAAGCTGCGAGGTTGCAAGCTTGGTCTCTCAATTTTCTGTGTTGTTCCAAGGCCTCTTGACAAGTTGCAAAGTGGGTTTGAATTGGTTTGCTAGGAACGCTTCTAATTTCTCTAAGCTCTACAAGGTAAGGTAGCCCTTCAGTAATCTTGTCAGTATCTTGCGGCCTAACTTTACTAGACTTTGCAAGTGATTGCCCAACCTTAGCCAAGTTCTCAGCTATCTTGATTTTCTCTGCTACTGGAGTAAACTTAGCAGAACCTTCGAAATTAAAGTCGTAAGCCTCTTCAGGGCTTAGACCAGCAAGCTTTGAAGCGTACACAAGTTTGCAAATGTTTGGCCCAAATGTAGATAATGCTAATTGAGCGGCTGTTTGTTTTTTGATTGTCATATTTGTTGGTTGTTTGGTTAGTTTTGTTTTCTGTTAATCATTGAGTTCAAGGCCTTGCGAAGTTTAAAACCTTTAAAGCCGCCTTCTATTAGGCCTTGATACATTTCGCCTGAGTTGCTGCCGTATCTAGCTTCGAGCGCTGCCTTTAATTCTTCGAGCGTTCCAAGTGGGGTAACCTCCTTTTTAGGCCTTGCAGCCTTTCGGGCAGGGATTTCAACCTCTTCTTGAGAAACGTTAAGCGTTTCGTCTTCGGTTGCTGGCTCAGTAACATGAGCGCCTAAAACTTTGTTGTTCTCGAGAACCAAACCAACTCCTGTTGCTAGTTCTCTGCGGAAAAGAATGATGTCAACTAACATCTCTTTGCTTTTTCCTACGAATGCAGCCCCTACAGCCTTAGCTAGTAGTTGGTAAGATTGAACTTGTAACTGCGGTTTGCTTAGTCTTCTAAGCTGGTTAACTGTGTTTGCCATGTTGTTTATGTGTTTAATTGGTTTGTTTAGTTTTCTGTGATTTTGGTTGCTTCTTCGATACATTCTGACAGGCTCTCGACAGATGATTCCAATGCAGCGCTGGAGGCTTCAAGGTTTTCAATGTCTTCTTGCCTAGACTCCCAAGCGTCACCGCTTTGAAGATTCTCTGAAACGTTCTCTGCTAGTTCTAGTTCCTCTTCAAGAAACTCGATTAAGTCCTCGCTAAGTGTTGCGATTTGTTCTTTAAGCGCTTCAACTTTAAGGTTAAAGGCTGCTAGTTGTTGTTTGCGTGCTTTGTTCATGTCGCTAGTGTTTGGTTGGTTAATGTTGATGTTTACTGTTGCAAGCATTCCAGCTGGAACCCTAGATAGGCTAGGGTTGGTGTGTAGTGTGGTTGGTTGCGAAAAACTCATGGCTCAAACTTCGGGGAAAGTTTTGATACTCGCAAAATATTTTCCAACTTTTTTTGATTACGATTGATTTTCAGGTCGAAAATCTTTTAGCCGAATTTAGCGCAGGCTAAAGGCTATGATAGGTATAGAAACCTTGAAGGCCTAGAGCCTGTTAGTTTAACAAGCTCAGGAGTATAATGTTCAAGCTTACAGCAACGAGAGCCGTCACTAGCGTTAGTCTTTTAGTGTAATCGAGTTGCCTGTTTTCTTTTGCTAGCTGCTTTATTGTTGAGGTGTGCGTCTTGTCTCTGGATACTAGCGTATCTACTTGCCAGCCAAGCACAATGTTTTGACTGTCCTTGAGCATAATTCTTTTATTAAGAGAGGCGCAGCGCTCTTGTTCCTTATCTAGTTTGTTGAAGGCTAGGTTGATTATATCTGCGTCTTGCGCTGTCAAGCAGGTATCTATACCTTTCGATGTTTGAGCGGAGCAAAGCGAACTTAGAGCTATCGTTGCTGCTAAAAATAATGCTATCTTGTTTCTCATAATGTGTGTTTCTAGATTTCCACCTTTTAACTTCTTGTTTCTCCTGTTTATTTAGGTTGTCTATAACCTTGCGGCTTGGCTCTAAAACCTTTTCAACTGAAACGCTAGTGTCAGTAGTTTTTTGCGGCTTGTTGTAAAACAAAAAAGCCAAAGTAACTATGTAGGCTACAATGGCGACAACTAAAACAATTTTTACAACCTGTGCTAGCCTCATTCTGTAGGCTTTTTAGCGTGCCTGTACTTGTTGAAAGATGCCAAGAAACCAGCACTTATAACCAACCAGAAAACGAATGGTAAAGCCACGATTAATGCAATAGGAGGTGTGTAAAAGGTTCCAGCCAGCGAAACAAGGCAGATAGCTACCGAATACAAGAAAAGTTCAACTAACTTCGCTCTGTGACCTCTGTCGCTAGGAAAGTTCAGTTCCCAAAAGGAGGTTCTGCCGTCTCTGTTCCTGTCTTTGCCTGAGGTGAACAACTTAAAAGACCATTTAGAGCCTAACCAGTCATCTACGCTGTCAAATAAAATAACCACTTCAAATAAACCCCTAAGGTATCCACCTGTAAATGCCTGCACAAATGCTAGCAAGAGTAGTATTGCGAATTGTATCATGCTATTTCGATTGTTATTTTTTCTTTCTTTTCTACTGCCTTGATTTTGGTCATCAGGGCTGTCATTGTGTTGCGGCTGTTTCCGACGAAGTCCTTAGACTTGGTGCTACCTACAAGTATGCACCCTTCCGAATCCTCTGGTTTGTTGCCTGAGTGCATGCGAATACCAACAAAGTCAGCAACGTTAAGTATCTCTGGCAAGTGCTTTTGGAACCTACTACTGAAGCTTAGAATCAAAGTGTAAAGACCTCTGGCAATAGCTGTCTTAGCATATACTTTCTTGCCGCCACTCTCTAGCTTTCTGTCCTTGTCTTCAAGTGTGTAACACTCGAAAACACCATTTACGAATAGCTCCCCAATGGTTGAGTTATCCGTAAACGTTGTTCTAACTACTTTAATTTTCATTTACAGTTGACTTAGTTATTTTCGTTTGATAATTTTACTTTGTTGTTACTGTTTAATCTGCCAAATAAATACGTTAATACTGCTGTCATTTGTAAGCCTACAAATGTAAGCACTGGAGTAAAGTCCACTTCTATCTTGTGAAAGGCGTTAATGCACATCAAAACCCCTACTATTATGGTAAGTAAAATAAGTGATAATCCAAACCAAAAGCAAATAAACAATGCAGCGCTACTTTGCCCCTTGTCATTACTTGTAGCCTCTCGCCAATTAAAGTTTTTGTAATCAAACATCATTTCTTATCCCAGTTTTTTAGTAACTTCGCTATTGAGAGAATCGAAAATATAAAAGCTGCGCATCCTGCAAACACTTGAACGATTGGTAGAAGTGCTAAGAAATAAGAAGCTGTTACACCTATCCATACAAGCATATTTTCAAACAGTAAAATCGAATTTTTCATTATATAAATACTTTTTTTGGTTTATAGTTTATTAAAGGTAATCCCTTTACCCACTCACTATTTGCTTTCTCAACTTCTTCTAAAGAAATTACCCAAACATTACTTGAATCTTGAATAGGATTAAACTTTACTCCGCTCTCAACTTCTTGGCCTATTAAAATATCTTTCTGCTTAACATTTAATTTTGCTACTTTCATTATACGTTCCTTCCTAAAGTTGTTTGCATCGCTTGAAAATCGGTATAATAATTTGATGCATCAGTATCGGTAAACCCATCACCGATTGAAACTCCTGCATACTCTCTACTGCTTTCAAAACCACTTCCACCTCTTGAAGCTATAAAAACATTACTGTTTTGTAAAGCTGCTGACTGAGGGAAGTTGTTTATCACTTTGGCTGCATTTTTATAGCCATTAACATTTGTTCCATTGATTCTACTTCCTAAATGAAAGCCTTGACTATTTGTTGATGCCGAAGCGCCATAACCGCCGCCTGTTTCAAAGTCAATGTAAAAAGTACCTCCAAAATTTCCAACAAAAAAAAGTCCGCCAGCACAAACATCAAAGTTGGTATTTCCGTCAATTGTTCTTGAATAAAACATCATGTGTAATGATGTTGAAGTTAGAACTGAAAAAGGATTTAAAAAAGTATCAGCCGTTCCGTTAATTCCATTACCTTGCATCCCTGTTGCACTAAATGTCCAGCCGCCTAAGAATGAAAGTCTATAAGCTGCATCTAAATTACGAGGGTCTATTGAGTTGAATTTACAACTACTTGCAGAACCACCCAACACAGGATATAAGGCTTTGAATTTGCTATAATATCCTTTTGACTTGGCTGCTAAAACAAATGTATTATACGCCGTTTTTTCAAGGGCTGACAGACTTCCACCTGCTGAAACTACTGCGTCAAAATATGCTTTTGCAGCAGGGTCAAAACCGCTACCTCCACCGCTACTCCTTGAAAATGGTATGCCTATGCCTAGTCCTATCATAGTTAAATGTTTTCAGTTCTGTAACCCCAAACCTGAGAGCCAGCATTGCCTCCCAAAAGCCAGCCAGCTGCTGCAGATGCAGTTGCTCGTATAGAGCGCCAAATTCTGGTTCCTGTATATACCATTCTAGTCTGAGTTTTTGCCGTAAGCTATAGCTGTACCGCTAGCAGTCGTTACCTTCTTGATAGGGTCGCCATTAAACATAGGCAGAAAAGCGCCTGCCGTTAATGTAGCGGCTGCTAAACCATATTCATCTATAAGGTTTGTTCCTCCTACTGTTTCTAGCACAGAAAGAACGCAGTCTTCGTTAACCACTACAGCATAAAACTTTCCATCAGTTTGAGGTGAACCAACCTTTACTAGTTTACAACCATTGCCTCCTAGCATCTTTTGAGAATCCATCATACAAGCAAATATATCAATGTAGGTGTGTTTTGCTTAGCCTTCCCTTTCTGGAAAAGCGCAAGTATCGTAAGGGTTTGGCGTTTGAAATACTAGTGTTGCCACCCACCCACCAACCTCGTCATCAAACCTATCTACAAAAGGTGTTGCTTGCAGGTTCTCGTTTATAGTAAAGTCTAGTACGCTTTCACGAACCAGAGCTGACACTATGTCGCTAAATATCTGAAGCGTATCGCTTAGCACTTCTGCTTCATTCTCCTGACCTTTCATAATCAGGTCAGCTATAAGAACCTGTATAGAGATGCTTGTCTGCCTTTCAGCAAAGGAAGTTGGCTGCGCGTCAACCCACATGATTGGGTACTTTATAGCTCTGCTAGCTCCAAAGTTGGAAAGCGAACCAAATTCGTAGTCATTTAGCTGTATGTGGCTTTGTTGAAGCTGGTTCAACTTTGATAGTAGCTGATTTAGTGTTATTTCCATTTTTGTTCATATAAGCTCGTAGCTTTTCTAAGTTCTCTGAATTTCTAACTCCTTTAGGTCTGCTCATTCGCTCGTGTTTTTGTTTTCTAGTATTGGCCTAAGTACATTCCGCAGTTGTAGTTTGGTTCAGACGCCTCAATAGCATCAGTTCCTTCGCCAGACTGATTCTTGTACTTAGGGTATTTAGTGGTGTTAGCGCAAAGGAAATCTGCAAGCCTCTTGGCGTACCACTCAGCACGCTCTCTAAACCTGTTTTGCAAGTAACGCAAGTCGTCAAGGCCAGCCTGAGAGCTGTTTTCGCTATTCTTGTTGGCTACGTTTTTGTTCTGAAACTTGTAGCTTAACGTGGTGGTTAGTTCGTACATGGAGTACTTAACCATGCATGGTTGTATGTACTCTTCAAGCAAGACTTGGTTATCAGGAGTAACATTTGCTGCGTCTATCTGGTCTTCTAGCTCATTGTTGAGAGCCGTTCCGATTAATGGCAGTATAAAAACGCTTTGAACTTCCTTTATTGCGTACTTCAAGTACTTCGGGTCAATATTGTCGTTAAGTATTGACTCAGCCTTTAAGGCCTCTTCATCTATGAATAATGCTTTTACCATGTTATTTTTTCTTTACCAGTACGCTTAACCATGTGTGACGACAGAAAGGTAGGTGTGTGTCAGTACCAGCTACGGTCTGCCATCCACCGCGTGTTCTCCAAACATTCCTACCAACCCTTTTGGATATTGTTGATATTTCCTCCTTAGAGTACAGCTTCTCGAGCTTTAGCAGCGCTGCGCAAAAGTCTCTGTTCTTGGAATCCTTTGCGCCACTGTACCTGTACTTAACCTCAAACTTCTTTGCTTCTCCAATAATCTTGTCAACAAGAGTTTTTGCTGGCGGCAAGGCCGTTATGTTCCATACACCCTTATTGTAGCTAAGGTATTCACCCTTCTCTAGGGTCTTAACAACTTTTTCGCTCTCTTTGTCGGTTAAACCAAGTTCTGTTGACAACTGCTTTTTGGTTGCCTCAGGATTGGCCTTTAGAAACTCAATAGCTTTTCTTTGGGTTTCGTCGAGCTCTTTGTATTGGTCAGCAAAAAGCAAAACGCTTGCGCTTTCTAAAACATTTTCGATTTCTGAATCAGCAACAGCACCAAACGCAAGACCAATGGACTTCACTTCCTCATATTCTGCAGCATCTGAGCCAAATTGAGAGAATATTGCTATCTCTTCGTCTATAGTCAGGTCTGTAAAAGAGAACTTTTGCATTTGCTGCGCAACCTCTTTGTCTTTTGTAGTATCGATTTGCTGCTCCAATTTGTCGCCATCTGGAATCGCAGGCAGGCCTATGATGCTTCTCTTCTCATTAATGGTAAGGTTGCTTAGAACGTTGTTAGCTACAAGTGGGCTTAAAGTGTTAAGCTTATCGTTTAGAGCGTTGGTTGACGTGTCAACAGGCGCATAACCTAGCATTTCTCTTATCTCGTCTTTGCTAAGCGTTGCAAGCATTGTAGTTTCTGACAGCTCTGGAGATGGCATATCCAAAGGTTCTATGTAGAATATCTCTGGAGCGTCGTTCATCTTGGCCATATAGTTGAACAGGCCTGCAAAATGGTCTTGCTGAGGCTTGGTATAGTTCTTTTCAAACAACTTGAAGCTTTCTACCATCTCTGTTCTGCCTCCTAATTGCCCAGCGGTTCTGATACCAAAAAACATAGGGCTTGTAACCCTGTGACCAACAAAAAGCTCTTCTAGAACCTGCTTGTTGAGCGCTTCAAACTGCTTATCCAAGTCGCTTGGTTCAAAGGTGTCAACCTCTGGCGCTCTATCCTTGCCATCATTGAAAGTAACTATCCAGCGGCCTGTTTGTTCACTGCCTTGATGACGCTTGGTCACACTCTTGACAATTTCGTCTTTCTGAGCAGCGGTTTCAGGTTCTCCATTGTTGAAAGACACCATACCACCAAAGAAAAAGCCGTTTTTAAGGTTGTTTCTGTGGAAACTTGCTATTTCTATGTCCACTTCAATGTACGGAACAGCTCCTACATAGGTCGGAAGTGGGTAAACCTTGCTGTGAGGTCTGTACTCCTTGTAGTACATTATCTGCGTTTCCGTTTTGCTATTAGGATTAAATGCTGGGTACGATTTAATCTTTGGCCTGTATGCTGACCAGTCTTCTGAGTAGAAAATTGTCTTCCCATCTTCGCTAACCCTAAGCTTAGCAAAATCCACATGGTAAACTTCACTCCAAGCATCTCTAGACATGTTCCAAACAAACTGAACAGCATATCCACCATACAATTCTTTGTCAGCTACGAGCTTCTTGTATATTTCATCTAAGGTTTCAAATGCGTTGGGTGTGTCCAGCATCTTTTGCGCAGCTAGCTTGCCTTTAATTTCGCCCTTCTCTGGCTTAATCTTAACACCACCACCATGAATGAAAGTTGTCTTGCCTTGTATGATAGCGTTGTGCTTTGCTGAGCGGTTGTAAATCTCTACCAAGTATTGTGGGTAAAGGTTATCCTCCCCGTAGTTTACGTAAGCCTTGGATTTCTCCTTAATGAACAAAGGAGTTTTATAGTTAGCCTCAAAGCTTTGACTAACGAAGCCGCCCATATCCACTGAGAATGCGTGTTTATTGTTTTCCATATGATTTTAGTACTCTTTCTGCCTTGAATGAAGGGGTTGCGGTTTGCTCAAAGCCATATAGAACCTTACCTTGCTCTACCAATTCGTTTGCTAGTGCTGGGTCTAGGTTCCCTGTGTCTGTTTGAGCATAGGCCTTGTAGTTGTAATAGCCTGTCTTTTCTAGGAAAATCTTAGCGTCTACAGGGGATTCATCTTCTTTTGCGGCTACAAGTTCAACACTTAGAAGGTTATATCTCTTCTTGTATGAAGATGTGTCAGAGCTTATAAAGTTTATAACCTCGCCTGTCATTTGATTTTCAAATGACAACAAGTAAGTAGGCTCAGATATCGTTGTTTTCTCTGAGAGCGTTAGAGCGAATATGTTAGTGCCGTTTTCCAGAAGAATCATAAACGTAAATATACTTTGGTTGCGCTATATAACAAGTGAGGCCACCCTAAGGCAGCCTCACAAGAAAACAAACAAACACTATGAAAAACAAGGCTCTTTGTTATGGAGCAACTGTGATTGCCCCAATGTCATCTAGCGTGCTAGCTGGATTCCTCTCCATAGCATTAAACACTATGTTGTATCCGTTGAAGTCACCCATGTTCTTGCCAGTAGTACCTGTCTTTGTGCTAAGCATAGCACCGAACTCTTCACCCTGCAAGAAAATCTCTCCGTTCTTAGTTTCGACAACTACAAACATACGATTCTTAGCAAGAGTAGCAAACAACTTCTGATTAACAGCGTTCATTTTTGCAAACTGAGTTGTTGTTTCCTGTGTCCAGAAAGCAGTACCATTTTCCGCTGACAAGTTAGCGTTTTCGTCATAGCCATTCGCAAATCTTGGCTCTAGTTCATACTTCTTGAACGAGGCTGTAGCAATTGCTGTAATGACTCCATTTACGTCTTTAGTAATGACGTTTGTAGCGTCAAACTGGGCAACATAAATAGCACTCAAACCACCTATTGCATCTCTGCAGTCCAATGCATAACCACCTGTGATAGCGCAACTCATATTCTTCCTCCTTATTGGTTAACTAGCGCCTAAGGCACTAGTGTAAATTTAACAATCTCGTTAGTGATTCCAACCTGCGAACCTGCCTTGAAAGCTGCTTGGTAACGAACCTCGTTTGCTTCTTTAGCGAAGAACATTTCAAACTTAACATCAGCGCCATCAGCGCCAATTTCGGCCATCATGTCAGTACCAAAGAACATATTTGAGGTCTGCAACGCAAAGATACGATTTGTTCCGTTCAATCCGTCTACCGCAACGATAGTAAGATTAGTTCCTGGAATCATAATCTCGAACGTGCCAGCAGAGGCATCAGTGGTATAATGGAACAAATTTGCGTTGGTCAATGCTAGGATATAAGTCCTGAACACGTCAACACCGCAGAATACTTTAAGGTCTGCCTTCTTCAACAACGATGTTGGAATTGCCTTATAAATACCTTGGAAAATTGCGATAGCGTTGCTGGCAGTGATGCCAGTTGCTGCCGTAATAGGCGCTCCAACCATGTAGATTGCTACGTTAGCCTCAATCTCATCAGAAGCAGCGTCAATAAGCTTTATAAGACCATCAAACTTGTTCAAGTTTGCGTTGCCAGAACCAGTGTCACCTTGCCAGAAAGCGGTTTCTAAATGCTCAGCAATTATACCAGCCTTTAGGTCGGTGTATTGTTGCTCGAAAGGAACACTTTCGTAGTTAGAACCAGCAGGCAAAGCCAACTGCAAATACTTTGTCTCCAAAGTTTTAGGGCAAAGAGCCTCATTAACTTTTATAGCTCCAACAGTAATTACCCTGTTGGTAAAAGTGGTAGTACCTGAGCTATTGAATCCGCAAGAGTCAACTTGAAACACAGCATCTGTGTCCATCTTGTTAACTTGCGCAGTGCTTTTAACATCAGGCATTTTGGTGGCCAAGCTGATTGACTTGGCTTGAAACAGAGCTTTGGCAATTAAGTCACGCTCGTTGGTTTTAGTGTAGGCTGCGAGAGCAGCAACGTTGTACGCCATTTTTATTTAGTTTTAAGTTTTTTGAATGATTCGATTGTGTCAGCCAATGATTTTGCTTTGCTGTCCTGCGTCTGGCCAAACGAAAAATCAGGCCTTTGAGCTGGTTCGCCGTTAGGTAGTCCAGAAAAGCTTTCTACAATACCAACCACAAGAGCAAACGCCTCTTTGTGCTTGGTGCTAATGGTTTCGTTCTCCTTGGTAGCTGCCTTTACAACGGCTTCAAGTGACGCAAACTGCGTTGCAATGTCGATAGCTTGCTGTTTAGCAGCTTCGTTCTCTTTCTCTCTCATTTGCCATCCGTAGCAGTACTCCATCAACGCTTTGCAAACGATTTCCAAGTTAGCTATACGCTCTTCTGGTGTTCCAGCAGCGAAGCCATCTTTAAGGGCTAGGATTTCCTCAATAGCTTGAGAAGACATCTCTGTCTTTTCAACCTTTTTAGGGGTTTCCTCTTCTTTAGGTTCTACAGACTTAACCTTGCCTGATTCTGCTGTAAAAGTGCTTCCATCTGCTAGTTCGTGTAGGCCATCAGGTATAGCTACCTCGCCTTCTGCAGTAACAACAAACACTTCAACACCTTCCTCTAGCTTTTCGTCATATCTGATAACGGTTGTTCCGTCTGCTAAGGTTTGTTCTGCCTTAGCTGTCGGGGTTGCCTTGTCTTCCAGACCTAGCAACACCCTGATTGATTTTAATGCTTCTTTTGCTTCCATTTGTAACGAAATATACCTACCATTCTACGCTATTCAAAATGTCTTTGATTTGCTCTAACACGCTCTTTTCAGGCTCTATGAAAGCTTCTGTATTGTGCAAGAAGTTACCTTCTACAGAGAAGCCTGTAAACTTTCCAGTGGCTACGAAGTCATTCCATACATCATCATTATCCACCTTGCACGAAATGAACCAAGAACCTTCTGGTAAATCATCATAACCAATTGGTGCCTGTATTCCCCTAGCAGAATCTATCAAGAACGATTCAAACACGTAAACACCTTCTGGAACTAGCTTTGGGTCGTGCTTCAAGTTAATGTTCTTAGTGAAACCATTGGAAAAGAACTTTTGAGAAATCTTCTCAATAGTAGCTGCTGAGAAAACCACGTTAAATTCCTTGTCGCCAACCTTCCTGTATATAGGCTCGTCTGGAATCATGGCAGCACCACTTATGATTCTGCGTTCCGCGTCTCCTTGGAACCTGTGTTTTTGAGAGCTAAAAGCTTTCCACGTTCTTTCGATAGCTGGCCTGCTTACTAGGGCAATGGCAGCAACTCCGTTATCTTGCTCTTCGTCTATGAATAGCTCGTAAATTGGTAAATCCATAAACAGAAATATACCCACCGAAACACCTAGTCTAACCTATTGTGGCTTTGGCTAGGTTTACTGAAACCCGTCTTTGCCTTGTGGTTATATCCTTTTCTAGCACGTAAACTCTTTGAGGGTTCTTGTCGCTAGTGTTTACAGAAGTTCTGCCATCTAATTGGGTCATCTGGCTTATTGGTCTAACTATTGGGGCTGGAGCATTAGCCGCTGGATACATGCCAGACTGACCAACAGAAGGAACTTTTGTCTTACGAATGTTCTTGACGTTAGCTAGACCTTGCGCTACAATTCCAGCAGTGGCAAAAATCTTTGCGAATGTCGGTAGCGTAGGGTCGGCAAGCACTTGGTTCGCTGCTTGGTAGGTGTTAATCAAAGCGTTTGCTATACTCAATGCCTTTGCAGCCTCTGTCTGCTCCCCAGCCAATGCCGCAAATCCAGACAAAGCGTTGCTAACAGCCTTCGCATTTTCAATCTTGGCGTGCTTTAACGCTTCCTCGTCTGCCATTTCTTCAGCAGCCTTAGCTTTACCCCTGATAATATCTGCTGTAGCTGCTGCTGTTTTCTGTGCTTGCTCTTCATCTCTAGACTCTTGCCTCCATTGAGCCATGAGAGTTTCTTCATCTTTTTCCAGCTGATTTCGTTCGGTTCTGGCTTTCTCTTCTAGCTTGAAGTTAACCATCATGTCGTCAAACGCTTTCTGGTCATCGCTCTTGATTTCCTTTCTCAAGGACTTCATTTGCCTGTTAAGGGTTCTTTGCGTTTGAGCGCTTTGCTGAGCCATAGCATCAGCTTCCGTTCTCAGCTGCGTCAAGTGGTCTAGTGTTTCGTCGCTTTGGTCTGACAAAGCAGCCATTTGTTCACTTGTTACTAGTATGTTGGCTGCGTGAGCTTGCTCAGCTTTTAATAACCCTGCTTCTCCAGCTTTCAACTGCTCTAGGAAAGCAAGCCTCTGTTTTGCGTTGTAGTTTTCGTTGTCAGATGCTTTCTCTCTAAGCTCAGCAGTTTCCTTGTCAAACCTAGCTCTATCCTCCTTAATTTTCCTGCCTTCATCCTCCAACTCTTGCAGCCTTTTCTGACCTTCAGAGGCTATTTTGTAGTCGTTGGCAATCTCTTCTCCTATACCTTTAAACGAAGCCTTTAGCAAGTCTGCTGCTTTCGAGAAGTTGCCTTTGAATAGCTCCCCAACACCTTCAGCCATAACCAGAAACCTATCTCTAAGAACGTTCAACACAGCGCTAAGGCCAGTGAATATTTGCTGCATCTTATCGGCACCATCATTGGTTGACGTAAAAGCCTTGTAAAGCAAGGCAAGCGTTCCTACAATAGCCGTCAACACCAGCACAACAGGGTTAAGAAGCATAACCCTGAATGCGTCGGATAGAGCTCCAACTTTTTCTTTAGCTCCGCCAAGAGCTGGGCTTAGATGTTTTAGAGCTTCCCCGCTTTTCTTTGTGTTCTCCGAAGTTTCTTTACTGGTTTTTCCAAGGTCTTTTACTTCGTTTGTTACTCCCTTTATGTTTTCTGCTGACGAACCTGTGTCAACCTTTACGTTTACTAAAACTTCCTTTTTTGCCATAACTCTTTGCTTATCTTGCTTAGTGTGTCGTTAAATTTTTTGTCGTTATTTGCTAGCTTTAGTAGGGCTGGCAATGATTTGAGTTTCTCGTGTAACTTTTTCAACTGCTCCATACCTTGAAATATATGGGGTTTACTCTGCATGGCTTGCAGAATTAGCAACCCACTTGTGTCTAAAGGCAGTTACAGCTATGGTTCCAGCGTATGTGCCAGCGCCTAAATCTCTGTAAACAACTGCGTGAATGCCATAATCCTTCACTAGTGGCTGGTCTGCATTGGCTGCGTCAAGTGTGAACTCCGTTCTTAATACCGAACCTGCACTGACAGCCGCAGCAGCAGTGTATGTTATTGTCTGCATAGCGTCTGGTGTTGCTCCGTATGGCTGGCCATACTCTAGCACTCTCCAGTAAATTTGAAACACAATAGTCTTGCCTACAGCTATATTCGTTGGACTGAAAAATTCCACTTCTAGCTGCTGGTCTTGGCCATCCCAGCTATCCTTTATGGCAGCGCTTATGTGGAAAGTATCTGTAGCGCTATCTGCCGTTATGCCGCCTAGAACAGAACCGAAAAGAACAGCGGCTTGCTCAGCACTAGCTACGGCACCTGCAGAAATCAGTGTTTCGTGGTTTATTTCTCCGCTACCACCAGTCTTGTACCATTCAACCCCATCTGTCCTTAGTATAGCGTTTTCTAAAGGTTCTATGTACATTGTTTTTCCAGTAACTTCATTGACCACAGTTATTGGGCTGGTTCCTGTGTTAATAACGTTAATCTCTTGGGTTTTCTGGTCGCTGTACTTTACTGCCGTTAATGGGTCTGGTAAGTAAACCTTGCTATCAGTGAAGTAGGCTTCGCCATTTGAAGCGTAAGCCTCATTAGTAACGCCCTTCACGCTTATAACACCTTCGTCTTTTAGCTTGTCGGTTATCAACCTGTTGTAATCGTTGTTAGATGGCAACATTTCTGAACCAATTGAACCAACCCCTCCATTTCCAATGCCACTAGAAGCCACAAACAGGGGTGCTGTTTTAATCTTTAGGAACTGCGCTTTTACTGGTTCGTCTCCATTGGAATTGTACTCTAGAGAATGCAACCTGAAATACTGCTTGTCGAAGAAGTAGTAGAACCTGTAACTCATACTCGCTAGCTCTGCAGCATTCATGTGTAGATAGCATTCAGCAATCTTAGAATCCTTATCCGTTATCTCGTCTATGGACTTTTTCCAGTAAATGTTGTAAAGGTTAGCGTCAGTAATCTTAGGGTTGGTTGACGCTCCGTAGAATATAGCCTTAGGTATCCCGAAACCCAAATCAAATGTAGGGTCTGTTGGGTTATCTAAGTGGCCAGCATAAGGGTACTGAGTTCTTACTGTAGTAACTGTTCCTGAACCTACAGGTCTGTCACCCCACATGTATTGTGTGCAATCTCTAAGCCCTCCGTAGTATAGCATTCTAGGTTTGGCTGCCTTGTTTTTGACCGCTCCAGCATCATCAAAGAACCTGATTTTCGAAATAATCCTGTTGCTAAGTGGGTGGCTACCTAGCAACGTTGGCGCTAACTTCAGTTCAACCCTTTTCTTTTCTACAAGGAAGTCGTTGTTTATCTCTATCCTCCTAGAGCCATAGGTGTCAACATACCTGTCGTTGAAAGCCTTGTTCAAGTCGTCTTCATCTCTTGTGTAGGCCATTTCTAGGGTTTTAAACTCTAGCGCCCCCATTGGACTTAGAACCACACCCTTAGACACGTCTATCTTATGGCTTATATCGACAACCGTTCCAGTATAGAAGCTATCTCTTGGTTCTATTATCAGCTTCTTGGAGTCAATCTTATCTGGCTCCATGTATAGGTTGAACTGAGCTATTAAGCACTTTAACAATTCTGCCTGAGAGAAGTCGGTTGGCAAAGCTGAAGCTAAATATACAAGGTCTCCAGATGAGTAGATACCATCAACACCATTGAACAAGGCGCTACCCTGTTTAAACTTTACTAGGTAGTATGACCGCTGATTGTTATACACGCTCGGAAAGGGTATCAAAGTCCATGTTGCATATACTTCGTCGGTTGGGGATATATACGTTTCTGGTGTTTGCAGCGAAATGTTGAAATCTTTTGTAGCATTTGCTGCTACTGACCCATGCCACCCAATAAAAATTGGTGCATTAGCTAAAGACCTAGTAACACCGCCGCTCTTGATGACTATGTTTATCATGAAGTAGAACGACATATCAGGAATTGTCGAGCCAGAGTTATTCTTTGCTTGGCACGAAAGCTCTACGCGAAATGTGTACTTACCTTGCAAGGTAGCAGGGCAAATAAACTTGCTTAGACTAATACCAGAAGGCACAGTATTCTTGCTTGCCAAGTCAAAATCTATCAGGGCTGTAGCAGGTGTTGGGGCTGTGAATATAGTGTCTGCGCTGTACTCAATCTTCAAAAGCTTGTCGTTGGCTCTATTTGCTGACATTCTCCATCCATCCCCTCCGTAAGCCAAGATAAGCCTTTTGAAGCGGTCTGTTTCAAAGAAGGCGCTGCTGTACCTGTAGCCTGCTGCCTTGAAAATCTTATCCACAAGGGTCTTCACGTACACTGAAGGGTAAGACTGGTCTAGGTAGTAGGTTGTCTCTAATGGGTCATAACCTCTGTCTATTAGTGGATAGACGAAGCCGACACCAATAGGGGCAGTCCAACTAGAAACAACATTCGCCATTGACCATATGTGGTCATAATCAGACAGGTCTAAATCGGACAGCTGTTTATCTCCAAGGTCTAATAACAGGTTAGCGCTTCTGCCGAAGAACACAACAGAGTACTCAATTTTGTGGTCGTCAACAATGCTGATTGACTCTAGCTGCAGATAACCCCTGAGAACATTGATTCCGTCAATTTCTATGACACAATCTGCCTTGAGATTCGGGTTGAAGTCTGGCTGGAAATTAGTGGCGGTGGTGTTTAGCGTCGTTCTGTCCAACCTGAATATAGAGCTGAATAGCTCGTTGTTGCTTTCAGTGCCAGCAACCTCAATGCTCTTGGTGTATTCGCTCTTGCGCTTCTCTGGGTTTTGCAGGTCTGATATTGAGCTGTTGACTTCGATAACCACGTCATCAGATAGTTCAATTTCTTGGCCTTTTAAAAGGACACCAGCACTAGAGTTGTGTGATATGTAAAGTTTCGTTTTCATTTATAGCGTTTGTCTGTAGTTGTTGAACGTGTACTCAAAGGTTATCTCCATTGCTTTAGGGTTTCTACCATTGAGCCACTTGTGTTCATCGTAGTTTGATTCAATCAAGTTGACTGGAACGTATCCATGGGAAGGGTCGTGAACGTACACTAGTGGGCTTAACAACAACTCTCTAAGGGCTTTCCATTCGTCGTCGTTCAATACAGGGCTGGTTATCTTTACCTGCCTTACTTCGGTTGTCGAGTAGGTTGTTTTCAACCTTTGGAGTACGCTACCTCTTAGGTCAAACCGCTTTTTGAATTGGCTTCTCTCGATTTGAGAGCTAATTGTGTTAGCCAGCGAGAAGTTGAATGAATCCCACGAACCAAGACTCGAAAACCACTGCAATTGTTGCGTTCCGTACAAGTCCTGACAAGCATCTATGTAGTATAGGTTTTCTGCCAACACATTAGCACCTTCAAGCAACCTGACCCTATAGTAGGCTGTTGACTCATCTTGCATGTAAGCATCAAAACCTAGACTAGACAAAAGACTAGTACCTACGTTGTGGTGCCTGATAGCGTTTGTTGCTGATACAAAGTTGGCTCCTTGGTCTATGACTAGTCCATCATGACCAAACACAGTAACAAGTATCGAGTTGGCTACTAACGCTGGCTCGTAAACACTTAAGATAGCTTCTTGCCCATATCTTATGTAGGTCTTAGCTAGCTTCTGGTTCAGGTGTTTAGGTGAACCGCTAGCTGAAGCCATGTTAGTGAATGCAACCTTGCTCCATTCAAGGAAGTCAAACACTGCGTATGAAGCATGCTTATGAGCTACTGCCGTACCGAATTGAGCGAGGTTTCCGAATGTGGTAGGCACAGTAGCAACGTCGTATATCTCCCCAATTTGAACGTAGTACTGAACCACGCTTCTTGTTGTGTCGTCTTCAAGTGCTGTTATAGCACTGAATGAAGGTGTTGCGTAACCCCTCAATACAGAGGCTATATCTGCGCTTACTGAAGTTACGGCTGGCTGCTTAGGGTAAGTCAGCCTAGCTACAGCGCTTGCTGTACCTACTATGAAAACGTCGAACAAGAACATAAAGTTCGGTTGCCCTGTGTTTGTACTGCTCACGCTTAACTTCATCCCGTTAAACATGTTCTGGTAGTCGTTTGGTGAATTTGTGATTGTTATCGCCATTGTGTATATGCCCTCGTTAATTCATTACGTTGCTTGCTAATCTAACTTCTATCTTTTCGCCAAGCCAATTAGCTAGAGCCTGCGAAAAGTTAATCAATGTGGTCTCCTGTAAAGCGTCAGATATAAAGTGAGTAGGCTCAATACCATCTCTCTTTACTGCCGTTGCTATCGCCCATGCCAATGACGTTCTAGCCTTAGACACGTCACGAAGCTTGCCTGTCCTTGAGCTAGCTTTGCTAGTCTTGGTAGTTGTGTGCAGCTTTATTCCTCGTCTTGTAATCCACTTGCTTATGGGTGCTACCATTTTCTTAGACGCAAACTTGTACTTAAAGCTGTACTCTGAGTTGTGTCTAACCTTCATGCCGTCAACACCTGAATCCATAAAGAAAGCGTAATCAGCACCCTCAATTGTTACGTTAACAATGCCTCTTGCGCTATCTGGAGGTGTTACAGCTATTGACTGCAGCAACTGAGAGCTTGAATAGTAAGCGTTTTGCTCAGTCAGGTTAGACTTGATAGCGTCTGAGAGCCTAACACAGAGCTGGTACACTGCATCTTCTAAGGAACCTCCATCTTCGACAATGGTCAGGCTTTGACCTAAGTCGGAAAACATTACCTCAAACTCGCTTTGGCTTATTCTGTTCATTGATTCTCCTTGCTTCCTCGTTTGAATGGTCTATGTGGTAGCATACCACGTTCATAAACTCCGTTACAGGTAGTTCTAGAAAGTGCCTCCACTTCGTTTTGTCGTGCTGAGCTATCGAGTCTATTGTTGCGAGCCATCCCCATTTTTGTGCAAAAGTGTTTCCAGCTCCTTCATCTGGCTCTCCAAATAGGTTTGGGTAGCTTCTACGGATTCCTGTAGCAACGTGCAAAAAAAAACCATTAGCGGTCTAGCTTGCTCAATTGTCATGTTATCTAACAAATGCTCTGATATTGCTGGGTGTTTGGCTCCTGAGTACTTGCTAGGAAACCACTTGTAGAATTTGCAAGGCCTGAGCAAACAAGCAAGAGACTTGTGGATATTGGCCTCAGACACGGCAAAGGCAGATAAGTCAATGTATTGACCTGCCGTAATGTCAGTCAGGTTCCAGTCCACCTTATACCAGACCTTGCCAACCTTGATATCACCTCTCATTTTCTGAGGCTCGAACTCTATCTTAGCCATCCTTTCCTTGAGGTTAAAGGTTTGCTTGCTTGGTATAGACCTGACACGCTCGATTGACAAGCCAAGAGCAACGGCAAGAACACGCAACTCGTACTCTTCAGTGCTTTCTGTAGGTAGCTGGTTCTGGATACTTAGGTAGCCAGCCAACTTCATCTTGCGGAAACTTTTTTCGATACTCACACTGATAAATAGACCAGCAATGCAACCCAAAAATGCTGTCAAAGGCTCTTGAAACCCTTTACAACACTTGGTTCGTGGGTCTTCGGGGTGTTGGTAGCCTTAACAGTACCATTGAAAGGGGTTGTTGGTTTCGTGAATGGTGGCAAGGGTATTTAAGCCTGATGAACTGAGTACCTGCCTACCAACGACACGTTCAACTTGTTCAAGGCAAAGTACCTTAAAGCGTCTATCGCATGGTTGTTAAAATCTACAGGCTCGTCTAGTTGCTTACCTTGCTTATCCTTTCTCCATGTGTACGTACCGAACTCTTTCAGCATGTTTGGGCTGTCAGCAGTTATGTTAATCTTGAACCTTCTGAGAATGTCTATTGAGGCTCGTATGCTATCAGCACCCTTCGCTGCTGGCTTGATGTTGAACCCTAGCCTCCTGATTTCTTCGATAGACTTTGGTTCAGCGCTATCAGCAATAACCTCTGAAGAGCGTGACACACCATTGTCTATGTACTTCTTGGCTAGGTCTTGGTTGGTCAAACCTCTGTCGTATACCAGCTCTCTAACGTACAACTCCTTGTTCATTTGCCACACACCTACCAATGCTGCAGGGTCAGCACTAAAACCAAAGTCTTGCCCATAACCCATGAACCTTGCGTCTGGTGGTATGGCTGGAACCTTCTCCCAATTGGTAAAGACAAGGCCGCTAAGCTGTCCACGCTCTCCTAGACCAAACACCTTGAAGTATTCAGGGTCAGCATTCTCTAACTCTTGAATCTCACGAATGATTGACTCTGGCAGGTTAGGGTTATCCTTGTACGTGGTAATCAAAAGAGCTGCATCTTCTCGTGGGTGTATGAAGTCGTATATCCAGTGCTCAAACATTGAAGGGTTGTAATCGAGAATGATTGGGCCAATAGTACGGAAGGCTAGCTGTCTATAATCCTCCAGCTCTAACTCGTTAGCCTCGTTTATGAAGAGTATATCTCGCTTCCTACCACGAATCTTCTGAGCATTGTCAATACTGAAGAACTCGAACGTGTTTGTGTTGAGCGTGTATATTTGCTCAGTCTTGTTGTGGTTAGCTTCGTCGTACAACTCCAGCTCTGTTAAAATCTCCACGAAGTCACGCAAGGCCGTAGCTTTCAAGCTTGGCAGTGTGGCTCTCACTATGGATACAACCATTCCTGCCTTGTGTTCAAGCGCTTGCCTTATGAGCCAATGGAGTGTTGCGTATGTCTTGCCAGACCTTGTACCTCCTTGAAGCACTACAAGCCTTTTACGCTCTCGCTTTATTTGCTTGTCTATAAAAGCTAGGTTCGGATTGATTGCCATACTATGATAGCTTAGATTGTAACCATTCAGGCTTTTGCCTAACTTCTATCTCTGCCTTGATTTCGGTCTTGTCTGCTAAGCCACACAAACGAGAAACTATGCCTGCGTGAAAGATGCCCGCCTGTGCGCCTTCTAACATATTCTGTCGGATTTCGCCTAAAATCTTTTCAGCAACTGGTAAATACTCTGCGTGCCCATTCTCTTTCACAGGGTATAGATACTGTTTGATGTTACTTCTCCACCCAAGTTCTAGAACTGATACACAATAATTCGAGAATCCTTCACTAGTTAAAGGTCTAGCTTTCTCTCTATCAACTACTCTTCCTTGCCCACCTACATAGTCTTGTATATAAAATGGATTATCTATAACCCATTGTTTATACTGTATAAATAGTGCCCATAAGTCGTCTGGAGAACCTATAATTCTAGGTTTTCCAACTTTTCCTTTCTTT